GGGTGTAATCTTGAGCGCCTTTTAAAGCGTTTCCACTAAGCATACCGCCCGCCATGTTTGCCATGCGGTTGGTGGCTTCTTGACCTTGTTGCAGTCGGAATTGATAGCCTGGGTCTATACCTTGTGCAAAATCTTCTGGCGTGTATTGCTGAGTAAGATAAGGCTTCATTGCACCTATGTCACTCAACGCAGAATAGCCAGCCTCACGATACGGCTTTTGCTGTTCGTTGGTTAGATTAAATTGCTCTTGTTGCAGTTGAGCCGCATAGCGAGCCGCATCCGCTTGTTTACTAGCCGCGCTTTTAGCGGCTTGTGAACCAATTACACTTGAAGTTACGATTGCCGCGCCAACCCATGTCATTTATCTATCCTCCAAGGCTTGCACCTTAATTTTGTTAGACGAATCAAAAAGTGCTAACTCGTCTGGTTCTATCAATTCTTTTTCAATCTTGTCTAAGTTGGTTTTACTTGTCTTGTGAAAAGTAATCCCAATAGCATCCGTTACCGCTAAAGTAACGCGCTTAGTACCCGCTTTAGAACACAGTACATCACCCTCAATTAGCGTAACCATTCCCTTGTCAGACCAAGCAATAATCTGCCCTTTGGCGCACAAAAAGAAATGGTCTTTCTTATGTACCTTGCCAACAATCAAAGTGCCTGCAACCCTTGCCACTTTTCTGCAATACATACCGCCAGAAAAATAATGCTCAGTCTGCAATTCAGCCTGTGGCATCTTGACCATCTCACGCTGTAAATTCTCGATTTCCGCGAGAGTAGGCGTGTGATTTTCGGTTAATTCCATGCTATACATTGTAATATGGCACTTTGTAAGCCACACCATTTATCGTAATGTTTATAAATCCTACGGGGTTAGCAGGCAAAGTACCAGACCCTGCCGTAGCGGTAGCCGCTGAACTGAAGTTAAGCAGATTAAGAAAAAACTGTTGCCAAGCCCTTGTAGGTCGTTTAGTCTGCCCATCTAAGAACTCTGTCTGAGGGTATGGGTTTAACTGCGTGGTGTTGGAAATGCCAGTAGCCATTAGTTTTCCCCCGCACTTGCTTTTAGGTTAGCCGAGATAATCACAGCGTTGATAGGGTCGCTTACAACCACCTCAAACACTCTATCTCTAGCCATTCCCAATCTGCGCCAAATGGCACGATTCTTATATTTACCAATTAAGCCAATAGAAGTCCAATGTTCGCTTGACCATGTAGAGCCACCATCGTTTGACCAACGAAGCATAGCCTGTGGGTCAGCGCCTACAACAGCGTCATTTATAGGGACAGTAATGCCCGTCAGCCCAACGCCAGGCTGGAACTGAATCTGTAATTCATCAAAGTATTGACGCTGGAAGTCAGACATCAAATGTGGCGCTCTGCGTAATCTACGAGTATGTTGCCCGTTGTCTGTGTAGTTGTTTTTATCTATTTGATAGATTGAGCCATCTTCGTAGTCACCCACCAAGACTAGCCCTTGGAATACTGCACAGCAATTACCTCTGTGACGGGTATATGTTCCATCATTCTCTGTATATAGCCATTTGTGCCACATTCCAGAGGCTAGGTCATACGCCCAAGTTAACTCTAGGCTAGGGAAAGACACGACATAACATTCGTGACCTTCTAACTGATAAGTCCATGCAATAGCGTTATCTACATACTGATTTGCAATCGAGTTCTCTACCGCATGGTTAGATATGCGAGTAGGCACATAGCCTTTCATTTGCATAATCTGTGCTTGACCTCGGTTGTTTCGAGATACATAAGCAAAAGAATCACCAAAACGCGCAAGGGAAAACTTAGCCGCTATGCCGTGTTGGGTGTTAGTGCCTGGGATTCTTTGGAACGGGAAAGGCACACCGCCCACATCAGTCCACACCTCAGAAGAAACCTCACCCAACAAATAGACTTCCCGATGGTCAACAATTAACGCTATTAAATCATCTGGCGAACCATCTTTGCTAGAAAATGAAGTAGAGCCAGAAATAGGAGATAAAACACCAGAAGCGCCAAACTGTTGAGATTCTGGTCGGTTGTAAACAAAGTAATTATCAACAATATCGCAAGTCTCACCGCCTGAGAAAGCGCCATCACTAGAAGGTAATACAGTCCAATTAAGGGCGTACATTGTGATAGATGAGATTGTCTGAGAGTTATTTACTGTATAAGTTCCTGCGCCACCAGAGCCAGTTCCCAAAGCCGTAATGATGGTTTGAGGCGTTATGCCAGCACCTTGGATGGTCTGACCAACAAACAAAGTGCCACTTGCAACAGATGCCACTGTTAGGGTTGTGCCAGATATGACGGCAGTAATCACAGCGCCTGGACTCGATGTGTACATCTGGCTAGAAGCGATTGTTTGGGATAACCCAAGGGTATATGTACCCGTACCGCCTGTACCAGTTCCAAGGGCGGTTATAACTGTTTCCTGTAACGCGCCAACAGCAAAGAAGTGTTGACCTACCGCAAGAGTTCCAGACTTTACCGAAGTAACAGTAAGAGTCGTACCAGATACAGTTCCTGTAAAAACAGCCGCAGTTACAGTTCCAATGCGCCATGTGTAGCGATATGTGCCGTCTACGATATAAGCGTTTATGCCGTTATCAGATATGGTGACACGACCCGTAGTGGTGTTCATTTCACCAACCATTGTAGGAGTCAAAAGACTGTTAAACACATAAACATAAGCGCCACAAACAGCCAACATCTGTGTGCCACCAGAAAGAGTGCGTAAGCCTCTGACTTCTTGTTGGTTAGGAAGAATGGCTTTAATCGTCAGTCCAGGCGTTGGATACAGCGCCACCACGCCTCGGTCACCAGGCTGTTTGAGGGGGTCAACTTCTGGAAGAAAGTTTATGCACTCGTTGCTGTCTTGGTAAACCGAAGCCGCAGGGTAGGAAGGGCCAACAAAGCCAAAGTCTGCCATTTAGACAAAGCCCCCAGTAAGAATCCAACCAGCGTCTTTAGAGCGTGAGTTCATCAAAGCGTCTGGGTATCTTGCAGATTGCAATGGACTCATGTTGTTGCGCTTTAGGGTTGCTTTTGCTTGGGCGGCATAAGCGTTAATCATTTGTATTTGCGTAGGAGAAGCCTTGCCATACATAGGCATTAAACGCTCTGCCAAGCACCAACGAAGCGCCATTGAGTAGCCTTGTGGCAATACGATGTTGTCGTACAAAGTGCCGTATCTGCTGAAAATGGTGTTGGCAAACAGGTGCATTTCGCCCTGTGAGGGGTTTGGCCACACAAACAAATTGCCAGTATCAGCGCCAGGGTTGTAGTAAATCGCTTTTGGCCACGGCCCACTCAGCGTCTTTAAACCAATCATCTCGTAGTCTTGCAAGGCAAGCACAGAAATGGGGTAGTCCAAACCGCCATTGATGATGGGTTGACCATTTGAATTGGTGTTAATACGAACAAAAGCAGAGTTAATCTGCAATGGCTTTTCGTAGTAAGCAGTTATCGTTGTCGATGCGGTTGTTTGGCTAATGTTGAGTTTGTATGTGCCTTGTTCGTTAATATTACCGCCAGCGCCCGTCAGGAAGTCGACAATCTTTGTGCCTGTGGTAATTCCTGTGCCACTTAGGGTTTGACCTTGGGCAACAGCGCCAGAGCCAATAGTCGTAACAGTAAGAATGTCACCAGTAATTGAGCCTGTGAAAGATGCGCCAATGAAGTTAGCGGTCGATGCTACGGGGCCAATCGTGTACTGGGTCTGACCCGCTATGACAGGAAAAATAATCTCTGTCACATTGAAAACCATCATGTCCTCATTCGACCACTGGTCAATAAGGTCATTAAGCATATCAAAAGCGTCTGTGGCGGCTTCTGGAGTCGGTGTTTCACCAGCCTCTAGTGCGCCTATGTCTTTTAATGCTCTGCTAATAATGTCGATGGGTTGCGTCATGGTTTATCCAAGATTTACTGTAAAAACTTGGGGAACCCATGGCAATTTAACCTTGTCTTTGGCAAGATTAGCAAGTTGTTCCGCTAGGCGTGATTCTATTATATTTACGCCTTCTCGCATAGAGTCAGCCTTGACCCAAGCGATTACATCTTCTTCTTTAACCTCTAGCAAAGGTTTACGCAAAACAGGGTCACCAAAACGCCAATAGCCCTCAGTCTCTACTGTTAGGTCTATGTCTCGCGCTAGAACGCTGTACTTGACTTCTGTAATCAGACCTTCAGTAGCGTCTATTTCGTGTATTTTCCATTTGTAAGTAGTCATATCAACCCTTTGGATATTTAGCCTTAACCGCTTGGCAGTCGGCAATGTATTTGTTAATCTGTGCTTGGTCTCCTTTGGCTATGCCATCCAAATAGTCAGTAAACGGGGGATATTCCGCTTGGCGTTTGGATTTGTATGCTTCTGGGTCAACCCATGCGTTGACTGCCGACATATCAATAGTTACTTGATTACCTTGGGCATCAAAAGCACCAGCCCCGTCATCAATAGTGACAACATTTGAATATAAAGCCCGAAT